ACGATTTATTTGCGAGGTAAAGTATAGAGATAAGTCTACATTCCCTAGCCCTTTTTCCTTGTTTAAAAACAAAGACATAGTGCTGTTTAAACGTAGGCACAAAGTCGATAACGAATCACAGGTGCTTGTAATATTTACACAAGAATCTTTTGAAAAATTTATGGAGAACACACATGGCTGAATGTGAAATTTGCAATGACTACGATGACAATCATATAGACAACATTTCAAAAGGTAATGATGCTCAAGATAAAGCTATGGAAGAAAGCCCTCATTACAAACCAAACCTTTACTTTTATTGGCATGGTGACATTGAAGAAGATTATGACATGGGTAATTACGATTGCCTATGTGTTGGTTGCTTCAACCAACAAGACATGGAAGGAAAAATAAAATGGAAGGAGAACACACATGACTAAATACTACACACCAAAATTAACTGAATCTCAATATTTCCATTTGTTAGAAGCAATGCGTTGTTATGGGAGTGATATTTATGATTATGAAGGTGAACCGGAAATAAAATTACATGAGCGAACTAATGAAGCTTTGATGAAAGCACAGGAGAAACCACATGGCAAAGCGTAAAGAATTACCACGCTATCCAGTACCAGATAACTATCAACCCAAACAACAAACACTAGATAAGCTGTACGATATGTATGGAGAAATGGATTACGCAGATGAAACAGATAAGTTCATTGATTACCACCAAGCCAACGGCTCACTCCTTGCCATCTTCGATGCAGCTTTCAGAACTTGGATTAGGCACAAGGTTAGATACGAATCAAATCAAAAAAGCACAGGCTTATCTGGTCAAACGAACCAACCCAGATCAAACACAAACAGACCTTCTTACTTCCATAAGATCGCTAACAGAATCAGACATTGAAGTACGTCCTAAGATTGGTAGCATTGGTAGCATAGCAAGGTGTACAATTATCTGCAAAGATCGTGATAATTTAAACGAGGCATACACTAAAGTTTTTATGACGATGGTAGGGTTGCCTATCCAAGACATTAAACAACGTCTCCTGATGCTTTCTACGCTCGTACAGAGGCAGTTTGGAGATAGCCCAGAGGACTTAGAAGTAAGAATTAATAGTACAGCTACACAACTACAGAATTATCCTGCTGATATTGTCATCAAAGCTATTGATGAAATACAAAAAACAGAAAGATATTTTCCTAGTTACTCTGTATTTTATAAACATATCTTATGGAGATATGAATCACGCAAACAAATCTTATTAGCATTAGATAGAGAAACAGAAAGGTTATCCTAATGGAAATAAAATTAACAGAAACTGATCTTAGAGCAATGCCTAGCTACTTAAGAGAAGGACTAATAATGTGGGCAGAAGGTACTCATCCTCACTTAGAAGTACAACATGATATTAGTACAATGATTGCAATCGTTAAAGTATGGGAGGGAAATAATAAATAATGGAAGTCATTACATATGGTTTGTTATTGGTCATGAACTTTGGAACGCTTGAGCAATGCGAAAGATATGCAGAGTTAATTTATACAGCTGAGAATGTACAGTATGGTGCTGAACCATGCTTTAAACAATTTAATTATATTGAAAATAAACCTTTACCACGACCAAACATTCCGCTATTCTATGGAGAAGGAGAACACTTATGAATAGATTAGGCTTTATCGGTGGCAGTGATGCCACAAGAATCATGACAGGTAATTGGTATGACCTTTGGGCTGAGAAAACAAGTCGCAAAGAACCAGATGATTTGTCTAACAATCTAGCAGTACAACTAGGTACATACACAGAATCATTTCACATTGATTGGTTTTGTAAAGAAAATAAAGTAAACTCAGAACATATTAGAAAACAAGTAACATACGAATGTATTGAAAATGGTGTACCATATAAAGGTACAGTTGATGCACGCATAAAAGATGCTATTACACATGAAAAACTTCTTGAATGCAAACACACCAATGCTTTTACCAATATGAAAGAACAGCTTGCTCGTTATATGCCACAGCTACAATTCTATATGCAAATATCAGGTGTAAAAGAATGTTACTTATCTTGCATCTTTGGTAACAGCACATGGGATTACAGAAAAGTATCTTGTGATGAAGAGTATGTACATCATATGAACGAAACAATCAGAGCGTTCTGGACCTGTGTAGAAGATGATACTGCACCTACAGATCAAGTCGAAATTGATACGACCCATATGACAGACAAAATATTAATCAATGACATGGTACGCAGAGATGCAAGTGCCGACAACCAGTTCATTAGTATCGCACATGATTATATAGATACTATGAAAGATGCCAAGTCTCATCAAGCATATGGTAAGATGCTTAAAGAATTGGTAGCACCAAACGAGAGCGAGGTTTACTCACCTGTAATTACTATCAAGAGGGATAAGCGTGGCTCTTTAAGAATAACACCATCACAAAAGGAGAACTAAAGATGGCAACCAAAGCAGAAAAACAATCAGCGATTGACTGTTATGTTACAGCACAAAAAGAAATGGGCAAAGCATTGAAACAATCTCATAATCCATTTTATAAAAGTCAGGGCAGACCACAAGGTAGTGCGTATGCTGATCTTTCTAATGTACTTGATGCTTGTATGGAAGCATTTAACAACAATGGTTTTATGGTTACACAACCATCAGGTCGTGATGAACATGGTGACTATGTAGATACAGTTGTTACTCATATAACAGATAAATCATTTACATCAAGAGTATACCTTGTCATAGAAAAACAAACCATGCAAGGACTAGGTTCAGCAATTACTTACGCTCGTAGGTATGGTGCATTACAAATGGCAGGTATAGCACCAGAAGATGACGATGGTAATGAAGCATCAAAGACACCACGCAAAGATTTACCAATACCAACCAAAGAAAAAACTCAAACAGAAGGAGATTTCTAATGAGTGATTACGACAACACAAACAAGGGTGCTGCATTTGCACCTTTTCCAGATCAGAAGTTTGTTTTATCTGGCAAGCTGAATATCGAAGGCATAGAAAAGCAATGTGTTTATATTGCAGGTACAACGCAAGGAGGTAAAAGAGTTATGCGTGTGTATCAAGAGCTAGGTATAATGTTTGAAAACGAAAGTGATAATGAAAGAGCGCCTAATTACTCAGGTACAATTCAAGATCATTTAAAAGAAGAAATGAAAATTGCTGCTTGGAAAAGACAACAGGAAAATACAGGCAACAATTATCTAAGCATAAGTATCTCAGAAAAACAAAACTCTGGTGGACATCAAGCTTCTAATAATGAACAAGAAGAATCTACTGGTAAACAAATGGAAGATGAGATACCGTTTTAGCGAGGCTGAGAGTGTTCTCCAAACGCTAATCTTTATGCCTCAACTTGGGCGAGGGTTGTTTTGTTGTGGCAACCCTCGTTCTTTTTATAAAAAAAACCACCGACGGAGCAACTAAAAGCTCAAGTCGGTGGTTAGTTTCCTAGAGATTGGGAGGAATATCTCTAGCTAACCATCTTCATTCTTTGAACAAGACGATCAGCCCTGTTAGGTACAGTACGATACCATTTGCTATCAACCATTTCTTCTGAGGCTTTTAAATAATCCTCATCTTCTATAGCTGCATTCATTTTCTTGAATGCTTTCATTTTTGGCAAGCCCATATTAAACATCATGTTAGCTGTAATTTGTTTGCATTCTTCTGGCATAGCATTGAAGTTAGAATATAATCTTTGACAATCATCAATTACAGATTGAATATCTTTATCAAATGCTTCTTCTACTCTTCTCTCAGATACAGGATCACCTACTTCCATCTTAGATTCTGGGTCTTTATCCAAGACTAAATGACCTATACCAAAAGTTTTTTTATTTAAATGATCTAGGTACACTTCGTACTTAACACCTTCATCAATCTCAAGCTGTCGTCTTAATTTATTTATATTCATTTGCTTACTCCCTTAGTCTTTTCAAATGTTCTTAACCCACCTAACCCAAGCATACCCATTAACACAGTTAACAAACTGCTCATGTCAAACGCAGGTAGTGGTGGTATATCTATACCTAACAAAGCTACACCAAACAAGATACAAGGAGTTAAAATAAAATGATACAGCAATGCAATGCCACACACCCACCCAACAAAAGGTCGCCACCCACCTTTAAACACAGAACCAGATTGTGCTTCTGCTAAGTTTACCTGCACCTGGGCAAGAGCTAACTGCTGTGCATGAGTGTCAGCCATTGTTGCTAACTCATGTGCAAGCTTTGCTTTCTGATCTTTATCTTCCACAAACTTATCAAGCAGACCAGTAACAGGACCAATTAGATTTGCAACTATACTCATTCTTTCTTTCCACTTCCTAGAAACACAGCAAAAGCACCAGTTAATGCACCTGTCATAACAGATGGTAATGCTGCTTGCTCAAGTGAGGGATCAGGTAAAGAAATAAACCATTCGATAACTCTAAATGTCATAACAATTAAAGCTAACATAATAAGTCTAGGTATAATTCTCCACTTGTCTAAATATTCTGGTGTCATTTAATTAATATCCAATAAGGTTCATAAGTAATAGAATCTAAATAACTGAGAAGAAGCAAAGCTAATGCAAAAAAAATTA